CACCACCACGTACGTTGTGTACCGTACGTGATGCCGGTGTATTGGGGTTTGACCATGCCCTGCAGCATGTACTCAAGGGGACCGCAGGGTTAGGCAGGAGGAGCTTGCTGTTCCGGGCTCGCCCCGTCGCCGTGAAAGGATACACCGCCCCTAGAAACACGTGACCTAGAAACACGTGACTAGAAGCACACGTCGCAGGTGCAGTGGTTGCGCCGCCCGCTCTCGCAGTTGGGCGACGCGTTATGAGGGGGCATCATGGGATCGCCACGATGCTTCTCGCAGTAGATGCACGTTGCCAGACACTCCTCGGCTATCTGGCACTTGGAAGGCGTGAGACAGGTGCCGCTCACGCACTTCCAGTAGACACCGGGATTGATGCACACGTCCTCCCTTGCGTCCTCTTTCGCCAACTCGCGTGCGAGATCAGCAACAAGTTCAGGGGGTAGAGGTACGCTTACCATGCTGGTTACCTCGCTAGTCATGAGATCCACAGTCGTGGCAGTGCCGTAGGGATCTTCGACAACGAACACCATCGCGGTGTTTGCAGGATCGTTGTCTCGCATGATGGCGAGTGCCGCCTTGGCGGCGTCCTCAGGCGTATCGGCATCGACCTCGATCTGCCACGTCACGATGTATTCTTCCTTGGAAGCCATAATAGTTACCTCGTTGGTTAAAGTGTTACGCTGTGCCGTCGGTCGGAATGAAGATCACCTTGCCGAACGGCGGATCTTCGAACTGACCCGCAGGCGTGATGCTCCCCCAGATGGTCTCGTAAGGCGGCTCCTCGTCGGGGAAGTCGCCCCACATGTCGGTGAGATAGACCACCGCGTCGGGCACGATGTTCTCCTCCTCAAGGTACTGGAACGGCGGCTTGAAGCTGGTGCCCCCGCCTCCCTTGGAAGGCTCGGCGCGGTACCTCACCAGATCCTGCTCGTCCTCGATGTGCGTGACCTTCTGGATGCCGTCGTCCGCCTCGATCACGATGATCTCGCGCGGCCTCAGGTCCGTGAGGATGCCACCCATCTCGGCAAAGAACCTGTCCAAGAGATGCTTCACGGCGAACACGCTCCCTGACGTGTCGATGATTACCACGATGGTATTGCAGCCGTTGCCCGACTGGCTGGGTGCATAAATATCCCTGATGATCAGGCGACGGTGGGCACGCCGGAAGTCGTAACCTCCTGAACCCACCTTGCGCGCCAATTCACCACGGATCTCGTCCTGCCACGTTACCTTGGCTTCAAGGAACGACGACAGGAACTGCTCCATGCAGCCGGGGAGCTTCCCCTGCGCACGAGCGATCTCCATCGCACTGGCGATGGCCTGCTGCCACTCGGTCTCGTTGTGGGTGACCTCGCTGGGGTGCTTGCCTTCGATGGTGCCCGGTGCCAGATGATCGTCGAACTGACCCGGATCGCGGGGTGTGCTCCCCCCTTGACCTTGAGGCTTACCACCTTGGTTACTCTCGACAGCTTCACCCTCACCTTCACCCTCACCTTCGCCTTCCTCGCCGGGATTGCCCTTGCCCTTGCCTTCGCCGGGGTTCTGACCGGGTTCGCCGTCCTCGCACGGGTTGCCCTCGCCCTGTTCGCCGTCCTCGCCTTCGTCGCCGTCCTCGGGCTCGTCGGGCTGCTGCTGTTCGTCCCATAGCTTGGCATAGACCTCCACCCATGAGTTCATGTGGGTGCCGATCTTGGTGTCATGCAGCCAGTTCTTGTGGCACCTGCCGATGTGGCTCTCGACCAGCAGATCGTTGATCACGTAGTCCATCGACTTGTTACCAAGCATGTGGACATACGGGATCTTCTCCCAGAGATTTTTCAACGCGCGATAGACGTTGATCCTGCCCGCACGCTGAAGCTGGTAACCAACCTCGCAATGGTTGAACATCGCGTGCGCCACCTCGTGGCAGCAAGCGAACACCCGGTATGATAACTCCAGCCCGAAGAAGAAGTCCGGGTTGGCGGCGATGGCACACCCGTCGGTGCACATGGTGGGGATGCTGCGCGTCCAGAATAACACGCCGTCATCTTTCTTGAGATTGAGCAAGCTGTAGAGGATGTGCGCGAACCCCGGCGCTTGCCAGATCAGCGCCGTCTTGGTTTCGTTCCACGCCTGCTTCTGCGCGGGCGTGAGCGTCACCTCGATGAACTTCATCTGCGAGTTCATCGTTGGTATTGTTACCTTCTTGGTAACTCGTGCTGCGCTTGTCATCTAGACCTCCTGACCATCACGGTCGAACTCGACGCTGCCGCTGGCGGCACTGTCGGTGAACATGCGCACGATGGGCTGGCGCGCCGCGCCACCCGAACAGAGCAAGCCCGCCGCGAACAACTCCTGACATGAGTTGATGCCGATGTCCTTCATCGTATCGAAGGAACTCTCGTCCTCGGACCAATACTCGACGTGGATCCTGAACGTACGCTTTTTAAGAGCCATGATGTAACCTACATAGTTAGCCCGCAACTGCGGGCGGTTATTTAACTGGTTGTGTACCGTACGTCAAGGGGGAAATCCCCCTTGACCCTTACCACGCTGGTTAGCTGATCGCGTTCAGCTTATGGCATTAAGGAGTGCGGCGTTCTTCGACACCCAGCCCAAGAACTCCTTGGACTTCATCAGGCGATGATCGCGCTTGGCCGCGCTCTTGGCGAACGTGGTCGCGTAGTCCGGGCTCATGCGCTGCATGAACTCGATCACCGGGGCGATGGTGGTAAGATCCACCCGGTGGGCGCAGTTGTACGCCGTCAGCATCTTGGCGTCGGCACGCTCGGGCAGCCAGCATCCCTTGGGATCCTTGACGATCAGCCCGAACTCAGGCGTCTCGGTCTGGATGGCGAGGAACGCCATGATCGACTGCGAGGCAGGCACGCCCACCGTGCCGTTGGCGGTCTCCGTGAGGAACGCCTTGTCGTCGCTGTTACCAAGCGGGTAAGTGCCGTTCTCGTCGGCAAACGCGTCGAACACGCGCGACAGCTTGACCAAGCTGCGCGGCGTGCAGTACGGCCCTTGATCCTTGGGCATGGTGCCGGAGAACACCACGTCGGGATGCTTCTCGGCATAGAGCCTGAAGAAGCCGTTGACGCCGCCCTTCTCGGCCCACATGTCGAACGACAGCCAGTCGGGCTGTATGTGATACTCGATGCGACGGTTGATCACGTGGTCGAGCGACTTGGTAACCCCCGACCGATCACTCGCGCGGTTGGATGCGGCAACGCGATAGACCTTGGTGGTATCCAACTGCCACGGACCGATGCGACCCGACAGCAGAAGCTCTGCCGTCAGACGCTTCATGTCGATGTCGCCCTGCCCGTATTCGTCCATGAACAGGTACGCCTCGTCGTAGTCGTTGAGGGGGATGCCCTCCTCCGAGAGGAACCACGGCGGAATGGTGTAGACGCTTTTCTTAACCGTGATGGTAACGCCGTTGGCGTCGGTGATCAGCGTGTCCTCGGGCACCATGTATCCCATGGCGTCCATGATGGTGTAGTTGGCGATATTCATGATCGCGTAGCCGATGCGCTTGCCGGTAATCAGGCGACGCATTTCGACGAACTGCCGCATGAACTCGCTCTTGCCGATACCGGGCGGGCTGATAAGCTCGACGGCATTGCCCGATGCGAGCACCGGATAGAGGCGGCTTTCAAGAGTGCGCAGATACATTTGACTAACCCTCGTGGTAAGTTAGCCCGCAACTGCGGGCGGTAAGTTACTGGTTAAAGAAGTTGTTATTGTTTGGCCTTGGGGGCTTGTGTACCGTACTGGTACTGGTACTGGTACTGGTTAATGGCCTTGCGTCGTGCATCATGTTCCGCCTGCTCCATCGCATAGAGCTTGCCAGCGTGCGCCTTACACCATTCACAAAACGCCTTGGTATGTATCACGTGATGGTTATGCTTCACTGCCAAGCGCATCCATGCCACCTGCACGTCGAAGCTACGCCGTGCCATTACCCGCACGAACGTCGCCACGTCAGGATAGCTCACGCTCCCCGTTGCGGCGGTGTATATATCCTGAGGTATGGGCGGCACGTGACGCACGCGTGTATCATGCATCGCGATCTCCCTGATGGTTTGACGCACCGGCTTGCGTAGCTCGGGGCCTGACATAGACTTACCTCACTGGTTAGAGTTGTTGATCTTGCGCGCGGCGGCACGCTGGGCTTTCCAGTGCTGGCGCTTGCCATACTTGCGCATGTGCCGCCACCACGAGGACACGCCCTTGGGCTTGACGAGCGTGCCTTGCTTGACAGATGCCATAGGCTTACTCCCTTGGTAAGTCGTGGGCGGTGAAGAACTTGTGCTTCCACTTGCGCGGCGGCACGAACGCATGGGGACCGAAGATCACCTTGTCTTGGGCAGCGATCTCGCCCAAGCATGACCACGTGGCGCGCTCGTGGATGAAGTGAGGCTTGCCCCACACACGCACGGCGCTCCAGTACTCCTCGCCCCGGAAGCCGATGAAATGCACGCACACCATTGTCGCCTCCCGTGGTTAAGTTACTAGTTATAGTACTCGCGGCGCAGGATGGCAAGCTTGACTTGCCCCCTGAGCACTTCGCTCGCGCTCCCGGCAGAGTGGGCCAGCGCGATATGATCGAGCCAGTACTGGCGACCGTAGAGGTAGCCCTCAAAGATAACCTTCATGGTTACTTCCCCTTCTTGTCGTCGGGCGTCATGTAGCCCGTTGTATCGAGGATACCCCAGTCGGCCTCATACCAGTCGTCGGGCGCTTGCTCGGCCTCCTCGGCTGCCGTGGTGTCGTGCCAGATGTCCTGCCCGTTGGTCCGCATACCGTTGAAGATCTCCTCCCACGACTTACCATCGTGGTCACGCTGGGCAGCCTCGGCACGGATATGTGCCATGGCGGGGTTGACGATCATGTCGTTGATGATCGCATCCATCGCCATGTTGTACCGGCGCACGGCGTTCTCGTGCCGCAGCTTGGCGTCGGCATAGGCGTGCCCCATCTCGTGGTTGATGATGGTGGTTACATCATGCCCCTCGGGGATGTTGCGCTCGTCGATGGTTACCACCGTGGTATTGGTCTCGCGTTCGAAGCGGCTCGACGCGATCCAGTTGTGCATCAGTGGCGCGAACACGATGCGGACGTTGAACATGAATGGCATGGTGATGTTACTCCCGGTCGCAGTTGCGACCTTACTTTACTAGTTAATGGGCCAGAGGACGTTGACAATCAGCGTAGCATCAGGCGTGCCGGTGCTCTTGGCGGGCTTGGCCTTATCCACGAACGCAATCGCGGGCATACCGTCGCTAGGCGCGACTAACTTCTTGGGCGTGCGCGCGGGCCTGTTGCTGCGATAGGTGGAGAGCACCCCCAGTGCCACGAGGGCAACGACAGATCCCAGAATAGTCAGCATAGGCTTACCTCTTTGGTTAATGCACTCTGGACTGGGCGCATTGGGCTGCACCGGGTAATTCCCGATGCACACCACTGCGGGCGTATCCTGTACGCCAATACCCCGAACCCGCTTACGCGGGACACGCAGGCTAGTACGCGCGCTATCGTTGCATTAGTTACCTCACTGGTTAAAGTATATGCTCACCGCACCTCACGCAGCGCGGCGGCACGGAACCCCTTGGGGATGCTCAGGCGGGCGGCAGACCACGACGTGTGTACCGTACCGGGCGCTAGCGCGCCCTTCTTCACCGCCAAGCACACGTGGTACGACGCCACCGCTGCGGCACGACGACCACGCTCGTAGGCCAGTTGTTGTTGTGAGGACCATGTTTCATAGACCTCACCGAACGGCTTACCCTGCTGGTAATCCTTCCAGCCGCGTCGGAAGCTGGACATGAGGATCACCCGAACACAAGCTGCGCGGCGATGCCGGTCAGGCCCGTCGTGAAGAACGCGCTGACGTAGCCGAACAGCGCGCTGAGCGGCAGCGCACGCTTGCTGGCACGCCAGCCCATGTAGCCGAACGCGAACGCGCTGAGCGCAAGGTTCAGCACGACGAGCATGCCGGTGATGTTGTAGATGGTATCCATGACTTACCTCGTTGGTTAGTTGTTTATCTGGTTAAACACACACTGGCGGCATAGGCTTATCCCATCCTATGCCACGCGCGGGCAGCGCGCACGGGGGCTTGCCCACCCCGATCCAGTGCTTCGAACGACGATCACCCGCTGATTGCCAAAGATGACGCCTGCCCTCTAACCTTGATAGTTACCCCACGTGCGCGGGCGCAGTCCCTTGCGCACGGCAGCAGCGTTGCGATTGTAGACGCGGCGGCGCTCGGCATTGTCGCGGCGCTTTTGCCGGTCGGGGTCATAGACGTGAGACGGGGCGATCTCGCCCTTACTCGCATGGTAAGCGATCCACAGCGCCTTCACTTGCGCATCGGTCGGGTTGCGACAGCGGTTGACTACCAAGATCCAGTCGAGCAACACCGGCCACGCGTATTGCCGCTGTTCGTAGCCAAGCTCGTGCGGGAACTCCAGTGCACGCGTAGCCTGCTCACGCCGGGGCATGCCTGCCGTCTGCAAGATCGAGGCTACCTCGGTGGTAAGCATGAAGTGCGGCAGTGCGCGGTCACGATTGAGGACGTGTGTACCGTTCGCCCGCGCCTTGGCTATGGCGTCGTGGAACTTGACGCGGGCGCGCTGCTCGTCAAGGTAGCCCTTGCCGATCTTGAGCGCCCACTGGTCAGGTGTCCACACGTCATCCGTCCATGCGGGCGGCATCCAAGTGCGCGGCACCTTGGAGTTACCATCCGGGTTACGCAACCTTGAAGCCCACATGTTGGCACACGTGCGCATGTTGGTTGCGTATCCAAAGTGCACGCGCCCCGTTGGCTGGTGAATTAGCGCATAGGTATACGCTGGCTCGCGCAATTCCCCGGCAGCGCGAAGCTCTTGGGTGTTGAATGGATAGGACAGAAACATGTAACCTCCGTGGTATGGGCCTATTGTACCACATATTCCTTAGGCTACGATGTAATGAATTGGCTACATTTTGTCGCAGCGTCCTTACCACGATGGTAATATCCTAAGGCTACGACGTAGCTACTGGTAATAAAGAATGAATAGGCTTCAAAAACAATAGAAGGGGGGTAAACCCACCTACGCCCACACGTTACTAGTGTAGTAGCCAAATAGTACAACTATCGGGCCTATCGACCGGTTGCGCGGGGTGTGTTTCTGTTTTACTCTATTCATTTCATTCATTATATTATATTAACTAAACTAACTAACAGATCTCCCCGGCTACTGCCGACCTATGTATGAACGCAATAGTAATCAGTAACCACCAAGGTAATCAATTACTAGGTCGCTTAGGCGGCGTGGCGTGTATACCGTACTTGCGCCATAGCTTGTACGCAGCCTGCTTCTCCGCACGTGTCCACGCGCGCAGCTTCTTCACCCGCGCGTACTCACGCAGGATCTTCGCCGTGTCCATTGACCACCTCGTTTCAGGATTACTAAACCAGTATGGTTACCACACTGGTTAAGTAATCCCCGCCCGGTCTATACCGGGCGAGGTTACTATCGTGGTAGGCTTAGACCACCGTCAGGCCAGCGGCGATGGCAGCACGACGCGCCTTGAACTGCAACGCGACTTGCTTAAGCGCGGCGATCTGGTCAGACACGAGCGCCTCAGCCCGCACGGTCCCCGTGCAGACCGGCTCGGAATTATCCTCGCGGATTTTGATCGCAGCCTTGAGCGCCTTTTGGGCAGCCTCCAGCTTCGACAGTTCCGTGCTGATCTTCTGCGTCGGGCAGACGATCTGCGAGATCTCCTCCAGCGTGAGGCGCGTGTCTTTGTCTTTCAACTGGACGCGGCACACGTCAACGAACGCAGGATAGGGCGACTTGGTGGTCTCGCCCGCCTTCCTAAGTCTGGCCACCTCGGCCAGCGTATCCTCCAAGAGTTCCTCAGTGTAGTCCACGCTGTTGGCCAGCTTCAGCGGCTGACGCAGCTTGGAGCCGTTGGCCGCCTTGGAGTTACCCTCAGGGTTAGCCTTGTCGAGGAACGCGTCGGCCAGTGTACCGTTCCTAGCGGTGGTGTTCTCAATCCAGAGTTCCTTGCTCTGGTCCGCCTTGATCCACTGGCGATCCACACGTGCAAAGGGGAGGATCTTCGCGACGAACGTGGTCAGGCTCATCTCGCCCTTGGCTACCGCCTTGCCGCACTCGCGAGCGAAGCGGAACGCGTTGGTCTGCGCCTGCTCCGAAGTCATCTCGGGCTGGTTGTCGCCCACGTTAGTCGTCTCGATCATCATCGTGTCCATCTTACTCTCTCGCTTTCTGTAACCATCATGGTTACGGGTTATTGAACTAGCAGAATGGTAGCGTGTCAACGCTCCACTCTCTAAGCCTACGCAAAACGTGTTTGCATAGGCTTAGAGAGTGCGCGCCTATTAAGCGCGCGAACCCTTGACGAGCTTCACTTCACCCACCGTCTTAGACCACACGGCGGTTTGCGCATGATAGGCACACGCGCGAAGATACTTGGCGTGCACCTTGGACGTGGTGCGCAGGCTCTGATCGAAACCGCATCCCTTGGGGACTAGCTTCGTGTTAGGCGTGTACTTGCCATCCGGGCAGTTTCTCATGGTTTAACCTCCATAGTAACCATCCCGAAGCGCCGCGCTTATCACGCGACGCTTGGGGATGGCGGGGAAATTCCCCGCTTCCTCCCAATGGTTGGCTTTGCGCCGTATCAACTCGGTTTGACGACTGCATGACCCAGTTAAACAACTCAGCGCGTTCGATTGTGCAGGAGGGCGATATGGTGAGGCCGTACCTGTCAGGTTTCCCTGATTTTCGCGATCCCGAAGTAACTTGCCCGTGAGGGGGGACCGCCGCTGAGCGTCATAGTGGACACTCGTTCCGATGAACCATCCGGTTTTTTAGACCGCCCTAAACCGCAGGCGTTGTCAGCGCCTCGTTCCGAAAGACCCGCTTATGTTCGGCGCGGTGGGCTGCCGAGAGGTAAGGTCAACCGCCTTACACCCCTCGCAAAACGTGTTACCACGATGGTAGGGGCCTACCCCCCGGCCCCCCGACTGGACAGGCCGGTGGCCCCCCACGCCCGCGCTCCACCAATCGAGAAATATGGGTTCCCCCAAAAACTCTATGGTTATATAACCCTTGACAGGTTACGTGCACATGACTACTTTCAGCCTATGACCCCCGGCCTATTCACCCCCATCGTCGTTGCAAGGTTCTGGAACAAGGTAAATAAAGGCTCGCCCACCGAGTGCTGGCCGTGGACCGGCCAGAAAAACAAGAAGAAAAAACACGGCAAGGTAAAAATCTATGGCCGCTTCGACGTGGCCGACCGCAGCTTTGCCGCTCACCGCATCGCTGTATGGTTGTCTGGTTCAATCATCGACGGCTTGCAGGTGAACCATGCCTGCGGCAACTCGCTCTGCTGCAATCCCAACCCCGGTCACGCCTACGCTGGCACCCATCAGGAGAATATGGCCGACGGGCGACGACTGGGTGAGTTCGCCAAGGGCATAGACCACGGTCAGGCGAAGCTGACGCCCGATCTCGTCGAGTTCATCCGGGCTACCAGCGCCCGCGTACTTGCCCGCACGCTGGGCGTCTCCAAATCACTGATTGACGCCGTGCGGCACGACCACATATGGAAGCCCGAGGAGTAACCATGCCAGTCACCGATCTCACCAATCCCGACGTGCGCGCTGCCGTCGAGGGCATCTACAAGATCCTGCCGACAGGGTTACTTAACGCACCCGGTGTTTACTTCCTTCTGCACCGCCCTACTAAAAGGGCATACGTGGGAGTTGTGAAGTCGATCTCCCTGCACGCGGCTTACCTGCGAGGCCAGTTCGCACGTTGCGCCAAGGGGCTCCTGCCGACGGTCAAGCTCGCCAACATGCCCTCGTTCAATAACCAGTGGGACGACTGGGCGTTCCGTGCCATCCCCTTGGGCTCGCCCGCAGACGCGGGCTCGGCAAGATCTTCCTCGGATGCCGAACTCCTGAGAAAAACTCTGGAGAGCAAGGGCGTGCGGGTGGTGAATACGCGCTCTAGGGTGCGCGGGCCGAACAAGCCCCGTGATCAGGAGATGCCGCACTGATGGTTTTTCATAGGCTCACAAATCGGATGCGCCGGGTCGAGAGACAGGCTAGACTGCGGCGCGACCAACTCCGAGCCCGAGGCAATTACGTCGAGGGCCAGCAAGCAAGGAGAAATTCGATGACCGACCCCTATGTCGATCCCGCCGTGGATCCCGCTATGGATCCAGTAGTCGAGCCGCAGGCCGCTGCCGGTGCATGGCCGGTGCCGCCCACGCAGGGCCAGCCCGCGCTCGGCACTGCCGACGCTGCCGCCGCCACGGCGCTGTTTGCCGTGCTGCTGCCGCAGGCCATGGCGGGCTTCGTGCAGTACATCTTGTCGCACTCGCCCGCGCCCTATCAGGACGCGATGATCGCCAAGATCGCCGCGACGACGGTGCCCTGATGACGACGCAGGTAGAGGAGGCGCAGGATCTCTACGCCAAGCTCAAGCCTGCAGCGGTGCGTGCGGCGCGCACCTACGTCATGAGCCGCACGCCCAACTACCTGCAGGAGGAGATGGCGGTCATCATCGACGCCGACATCCCTCCGACCGACCCGCCCACCGTGATCGACGCGCCGTTCGTGTCGCAGACCGGCGTCGGCGTGAGTTCGACGCTCAACTGCACGTTGGGCAACTGGACGGGAGCGCCCAGCGCGCGGGCCTACCAGTGGAAAAAGGATGGCGTGGTGGTGGGGACAAATTCACCTACCTACACGCTGGTGTCGGGTGACCCGACGCACTCGTTCGTGTGCAACATGGTGGCGAGCAACGGCATCGGCGCGTCATCGCCGGTAGCGTCGAACACCGTTATCGCTGCCTGATTTCTCCCTCGATGGCTGATCATTGCCCTGATCATCCCGAGGCCGAGCCCAGTGTCGGGTTCGGCCTCGCGGGCGGTGGATATGGTGCGTATATCTATTGCCCCGAGTGCGGGCATATCATCGAGAAGTGGCAGGAGGAGAACGACATGACCACCAAGCACGCCGACACGCCCTCGCTGGAAGCCACCGAGAAAGTGGGCGGTGCAGGTGCGACCCACCCGAGGATCACGCTCGATTACATCAAGAGCCAAGTGCAGAAAATCTACTACATCGACGGGGAAACTCTGGCGAACGCGGCCAACTTCACCGACCACATCGACAAGGTAGCGCCCTACCCGCCCAAGTTGGCGAGCTTCACCGTGTGCATGGTGCTGATGAAGAACGGGTTCATGCTTCTGGGCAAGAGCGCACCGCTGTCGCCCGAGAACTTCGATCAGGGCAAGGGGCGCATATTTGCCTACGAAGATGCGCTGCGCCAGACGTGGCCGCTGTTCGCGTTCGGGCAGTTGCAGGCTAAGCTGGATGACCGCTGATCTTAAAGTCGTCGGCAAGCCAACTGTTCAGCAGGAGTTCAAGGAACGTCTGCTGAAAATCGCCAAGCAACTCGTCGAGGACATCGAGAACGAGGAGATCTGCGGCATGGTGTGCGTCGCGGTGCGGCCCGACCGGTCGTTCGCGGTTTACCAGTCGGGTGATATTAACCGCATCGAGACGGTGGGGTTCCTCGAAACCGCCAAGCACGACCTGTTGCACGAGGAACACCGACCCGATGTTCCGCTGGATCGCTGACTGGTGGCACGCCCTCCAGCGCCGCATCGACATGGAGATCCTGTGGCCGGTGTGCTGCGAGCAGGCGCGCGACCTCGACCATGCCAAGGCAGCGTTCTGTTTTCACGTGTTCCGCGATCCGGCGTGGCTCTGTCTTGATGAACAATTTGTGTTGGATTTTATCGACAGGCTGGAGCCGCCTGATCGTGTTAGGATCAGGTGAACTCACCCGCTCGTGCGGGTTAATCCATAGGAGAAGCTGATGCTTGCGCGTATTCACAACCTCGGCGGCAACCTCGCCTTCATTCAGCCCGTCAACCCGATGGACCCCGGCTTCGGCGCGGGCGCTGGTCCGGTCGATCCGGGCTACGGCCATGGTGTGCACCCGCACCCCGGCCACGAGCTTCCCCACCTGCCGGGGATCCCCGACCACAGCCTGCCGACCACGCCGCCGCCGCACGTCGCTGCGGGCATGGTCGTCGTGCTGGCGCGCGACCCGATGGGTGTGTGGCACTGGGCGACTATCCCGACGAGTGTGACACCGCTCCCGCTGCCGGTGCCGCCACCGACGGCTGCGCCTAAAAACTAGGTCCAGCCCGCTGCACTTGGTGCAGGCCGCCGCTGGGGGCGGTTGAAGCGCCGCCCGATGTGAGTATGGGCACCTGATCCGGCGACGAGGCACGCGTACTGGAGTGCCTCCGCAATGTGGGAGTGGTTGTCTTTCACGGGTGCCGGGTTGGCCTCGCCACGGGCGTTCTTGGCGAAACGATAGCCGCCGTTGAGCGCCTTGAGGAGCACCGGGCAGCGCGAGCGATCAATCAAAATCCCCGGTCCCGCACCTATTGAACTGAGAAAAAAACTTTCGAGGGATCTGATCCTCGGATCGAGGTCGTTGGTTGGTGCCGGGTATGCTACGAAGCCGTACTTCTTGAGGATGTCGAAGCTGGTGTGTTCGAAGATCGAGCTTTTCGACACGCCCGACGGGTCGCCTATCACAGCCATGGGTCGCCCCAGATACCTCAGGTCCAAGATCTTAGGCTTGAGGAACATGCGGCAATGGAGATCGAGCCCAATGTCGTCGGCGGGCACTTCGTCGAGCACCAGCAGTCGTCCCTGATAATCCATCTGGGTGATCACCGAGCACGGGTCACGTCCGAAGTCTTGGCCTATAAGGATCAAGCCTCCGGGCGTTGGCTCAAGGTTGTCCACCACGTGGAACGTCGGACGAAACGTGCTGCTATAAACCGCTGTGCCCGATGGGTCAGGGCCGTACTGGGCGTGAACGTACCGCGTGACCCATGCCTCGTTCTGGTTGCGGGCCAGACGTTCGTAGTATTTGCGACCCTGCTCGATGCGGGCGGGATGATCCACGGGTAAATCAATCGTCTCAGCGACCTGCAGCAGGTAGGCGAGATTTTCAGCGTGCACGCTCAAGCCCGAGGGCTGGATGAACACCTGAGTGTCGCCTGAGGGTTGGCTCATGATGCCGTGCCACGCGCTGCCTTCGGGGGGCATGTTGGTGTCGCAGATGATACCTGACCACGTGGGCACGCCGAACGTGCCATAGGGAAATCTTCCGATGCGACCTTGCAGGGGAGGGATCAGGTCCGCGTCGATCTCGATGCCCTCGGAGATCCACGCACCCGTCAGGTTCATCGACAACAGGCGACGCTGGTCCTCGGGATCCTCAAGAGGGATGAGGATCCACTCGGAGATCACATCTCCTATACGTATGTAGATCGTGCTCTCGGACACGCGCCACTGAGCGATTCCCGGCAACCACTGCATGATG